GCCCCAACTGCGGCGCTAAGATGGATGGAGGCGTTTCAGATGAAACTATACACGATAAAAAATAAATTCTCGGACGCTCGTCTGAGAGATAATAACGGCGATATACGCATATTTCGATCAGAGGTCGCCGTTCGTAACTACATAGCCGAACATCTTTCGGACAAGTTCTGGGCGGTTGCCAAGCTTAGGAGGTAGTCAGAATGAAAAAAGATTCGCTGAAACAGTATCGGTTCTGCAAAAAGCGTATTGCAGAGATTGATGAGGAAATTGACAAGCTGAAACGTGAAAATACAGTTCAGGACACTGTACAGGGTTCTCAGAAGGATTTTCCGTATATTATGCGTACAAGGACAGTTTCAGGATGTCCGGGCATTTATGATAACAACAGCAAGATTAACCAGCTGTATGCAGAGCGTGCTAAGTGTAGACGTATTGTTAAGGAAGTTTCGATATTCGTTAACAGCATTGAGGACAACATTATCCGACGTGCATTTATCATGAGATATATGGAGGGCAGTGTTCCTCCTAAGTGGGATAAGATCGCCTTGAAAATCGGCGGTGGTAATACGGCTGACAGTATACGCATGACAGTATCAAGGTATATTGAAAAATCTTAAAAATTGTTCGTTTTGTTCGTTTTCCCTGTGTTATAATTATACTGGGAAAAATGTAAAAATCTTCCTCTATAACATCTTTTTATCCGACTGTTCTATTTTAGAATCGGTCGGATTAGTCGTTTTGCATAAATTTTTCGCAGAAACTTTTATCATCTATTTTCAAATAACTGGTTGATTTTTGTCGATTTATGTGGTAGAATATAAAAAAAGATGTCGGAGGTTGAAGTTTATGGAAATTTTAAGCGCTATAATATTTATTATTAACGCACTAACTCTTATACGGTTTGCTACTTCTACAGTAATGTGCGTTTATGGCTACAAATGGCGACGAGGATTGATATCAATTACATCATTGTATATTGGATTGGCCATGGGCACATTCTTACTCAAATTTTTGTTAGAATTAGACATTATGGAAGTTGAGTTTTGTTTAATAATATCACTCTTTGTTCCGATATTATTCTCTATTCTTGCATACGAATGGGTAAGGCTTAATCACTTTTTAATTGGATTTATTACGTCAATAAAACTTTTATTTATGCTTATATATGGGATTATGGATAAGGGAATTATAGATTTCGATATAGATATTTTATTTAGTGTTCCGATAATTATTGGTATAGTTGTTGGAACTATATTAAGTACTCGTCTGAAATATGCAGCAGTTATATTATGCTTAGCTTATATAGGTTCGGTAGATTTAGTAATTAATTTCTTTGATTTGCTCAATAAAGGTTTGTTCGTTGCTACAGGTGACATAAGTTACATATTTGATATAGAAGGGGTAATAATGCAGCTTATCGGAGTTGATATTCCTTCACTTTTGGAATCTGTAATTATTTTTGCAGTAACTATTATTAGTTTTATTTGTCAATCCTCTCTTCTTCAAAGAGAAGGCATAGATTTATCAGATTATATTATTGATGATCGAAATCAAAATCTGATAGATTAATATTAAATTAAAAGCTCTGCTTATCGCAGGGCTTTTTTATACCCCAAATACAGAAATGACGGTGATAGAAAATGAAGAAAGCCTGTCCTTACTGCGGAAGAATTCACGAAAGAAAATACATCTGCGAGAAAAAGCCGGAGCGAGGAAATAAACTTGACCGATTCCGTTGGTCGTATGAGTGGAAGATAAAGCGTACTGAGATCATGAAGCGTGACAGGTATCTTTGCCGGGCTTGCCTGAATGATCTTCCGGGAACTGTCAGGAGGCTTAACAATGAGGAGTTGTCTGTCCATCATATCAGACCTTTGAAAACCAACTGGGAGTTGAGACTTGATAACGGGAATCTCATAACGCTTTGCCGGATGCATCATGAAATGGCAGAAAGCGGCGAAATTCCTGCGGAAAAGCTGTTAAAATACATCCCCCCCGGAGGGTAAAATCCAAAAAAATAAAAGTCGTAATCCAACGACGCCCCCCTCTGTGTTTAAAATATTCCAAAAATGAGATTTTTGCCGGCTTTCAAGGAGGTGAGAGAGTGGCAAGACCTACAAAAGCAGCGGCTACAACAGTCGGGCATTTCACGTCAGAAGAACTGAAAAACCGGATCGACAGCGAAACAAAGCTCAAAGGCGAATCCGACAAGTTAAAGCCGCCCTCATACCTGACCGTTCCGCAAAAAAAGATATTCCGTTACATAGTGACCAATCTGAAATCCAGCGGAATTCTCGGCAATCTCGACATTTATGTGCTTACAGAGTGCAGTATCTGCATTGACAGGATGCAGACTATCGAGAAAAGCATAAACGAATCCGGCGTGATAGAACCGGCGCTTGCAGCTGTTAAGGAAAAGTACACAAAGGCGTTCTTCCGGTACTGCAACGAACTCAGCTTATCGCCGCAGTCACGGGCAAAGATCGCCAATATCAACGCTCAGTCCAAAGAAGAAAATCCTCTGATAAAGGCACTGATTTCGGATGATTAAGGAAAGCCGTGCGTATAAATATGCGGCATGGTGTATCGGACCGGATAATCATTTTGTCGGCGTATACGTCAAGAAGCAGGCGCAGCTGTGGAAGGATATTGCAGACGGAAAAAACGGAGAAGCTTATGCCGATGAGAAGCAGTTTCGGAAAATAACGAAGATACTCAGGCTGATGATGCATCCCGATCTTCATGTAACGATGTATGAAGGACTTGAAGATTACGCAGTATTCTTTATTTACGCTCTGTATTGTACAAGGGACAGGACGGATAACAGCCGCTATTACATAACAGGTCTGCTGGAGATCGCACGAAAGAACTTTAAAACGTTCACTTCGGCGGTCATTTTTATTATCGGACTTCTCACGGAATCAAAGTTCAGCCGTTTCTTTTCGGTTGCTCCCGATCTGTCGCTTTCAAGCGAATTGCAGCTTGCCATAAAAAAGATAATCAAGAGCAGTCCTTGTCTTGACGATAATAAGATTTTCAAAATACTCAGAAAAGAAATCCGCTGTAAGCTGACGGAATCGGAATACACTCCCCTTGCCTACTCGCAGGACAGAATGGACGGCAAGCTTGCCAATATGTTCCTTGCCGACGAGAGCGGTGCAATGGACAACTATCCGATAGAAGCCATGCGATCATCGCAGATCTTTCTGAAAGAAAAGCTCGGAATAATCATTTCAACGCAGTATCCCAACGATAACAATGCGATGATCGACGAAATTGACATTGCAAAAAAATCGCTGGACGGATTGCTGGAGGATGAAAGAGTATTTGCCCTGCTGTATGAGCCTGACGATCAGTACAAGACCGGAGATTTATGGCAGACTGACGATATACCGCTGTTTCAGTCAAATCCTGTGGCATATTCTCATAAGCATATGCTTGATAATCTGCTGAAAAAAAGACGGCAGGCTGTTTTGTATGAGAACAAGCGTGAAAATTTTCTCTGCAAGCACATGAATATTCTATACAAGAGCCTCGGCGTTGAGGGATATGTGGAGATCACCAAGGTGAAGCAGTGCGTAATTGTCAGGGACAAAGAATTCTGGAGAGGAAAAAGGGTATATATCGGGCTTGATCTTTCGCAGTCGGACGATAATACATCGGTCGCAATGGTTACGCTCTGGGAGGGACAGATATATGCTCAGGTTTGGGGATTTTTCCCGGAGGACAACAAGGAAATCAAGACGCAGCGTGAGAAAGTCAATTATCAGAAGCTCGCAGACGCCGGAGAGTGCTTTGCCTGCGGCGGCGAGGTTATCGACTACGGATTTGTGGAGAGATTCATCCAGTCTCTCCCCGAAGAATACGGCGTTGAGATAGTGCAGCTTGGTTTCGACCGCTACAATGCGATCTCGACAGTACAGAAGCTTGAAAGCGGCGACGATCCGATTGAGTGCGTTGAGATCAAACAGCATTCAAGCATACTTCACAGACCAACAAAACTGCTTAAAGAATACATTCTGAGCAAAACGTTTCATTATTTTGAAAACCGATTACTTGAAATCAACTTCCAGAATGCCCGATGCACTGAGGACACTAATCTGAACAAATATGTAAACAAGAAAAAATCCAGCGGCAAGGTGGATATGGTGGTATCACTGATAAACGCTGTTTATTTGCTGCAAGTAAACGAACTCGATAATGCCGGAAGTGATTTCGGCTGTCAGGAAATATAGGAGTGAGAATTATAGGACTTTTCAGGAAAAGAAAACAGGAGATCAGAGCCGATACAGCAGAAGCGGCTATTCTGACATTCTTCGATTCAAACGAACAGCTTACACGCTCTCAGGCAATGGAGATCCCCACTGTCTCAGCCTGTATAAGCAAGATCGGTGAAGCAGTTTCAAGACTTCCGATAAAGCTTTATCGTAAAGCCGACGGAGCTGTCCGTGAGATAACGGACGATAGCCGTATTGATCTGCTGAACAGAGATACAGGCGACACATTGTCAACGGTCGATATGTGGAAAGCCGTCACGGCTGATTACTTCCTCGGACGTGGGGCATGGATATTCGTAAACAGCAACGGCATTAATGTCAAAAGTCTGCATTACGTTGACTGCGGCAATATCAGCATCATGACAAATAATGACCCCATTTTCAAGGCATTCACGATTCATGTCAACGACCGGAAATTCTATGATTTCCAGTTTATGAAGCTTCTGAGGAGAACAAAGGACGGCTTCACGAATATCCCCTTGCAGGCTGACAACAGCAAGATTCTCTCAGCGGCATATAATTCTCTGAAGCTTGAAAAAATGATGAGCGCAAACGGCGGATGCAAGCCTGGATTCCTTAAAGCCAAAACAAAGCTTTCAAAGGAATCCGTCGATCAGATCAAAGAGACTTATCCGAAGGTATACGGTAATTCAGACACAGCCAAAAAAATTATCGTTCTAAATGAAGGCATTGAGTTTGAAGCTATATCTTCATCGGCGGCGGAATTGCAGATGAACGAGAACAAAAAGGTCAACAGCGTGGAGATATGCAAGCTCTTCGGCTTTCCTCACACGATCATTGACGGCGGCGCATCGGAATCGGACAAGCGTGAGTTTACTTCTGCTGTGATAAACTTCCTCAATCAGATCGAGACGGAGCTTGACCGATGTATGCTTCTTGAAAGTGAAAAGCAGGACGGCTATTACTGGTCGTTCGATACAAAGGAACTGACAAGAGGAAGCATTCTTGAACGCTATCAGGCTTACGAGATTGCCGCAAGAAACCGTTTTCTCCAGATCGACGAGATAAGACAGGCGGAGGACTACGACCCTATCGGCTTCAATTTCGTTACTCTTGGTCTTGGCGATGTTCTGCTCAATCCGCAGACGCTTGAAGTCTTTACGCCCAATACCGGAAATATTACAGACCTTAGTAAAAAAATTCCCTGCCGCAGCAGGGATTAGTATTAATTCCACGATATGTTAATTTTTCTGTTTTGATTTGCACAGTCAGACAAATAAAGATTAATAAGCGTCTGATAAGGAATTCCGGATGTTGATGACATCTGTTTGAAAAAATCAATTACTTCGGTATCAAGATTAATGGTTATCTGCTGTTTTAGTTTTTTTGCATACGGATTTTTTCGGGCTTTTGAAAAATCATATTCTTCTCTCATAATCTCACCTCTCACATAAGTTCAAAATATTGATTTGTTTCTGTTTTTGTTGCTTTTCTTGCAGAAATAATTCTGATTACCGTTTCACTATGGCGATAACAGTGACAGACGACCAGTAAATTAGCTTTTTTGCTTGTACCGAGAATGATAAATCGTTCCTCCTGTTCAGAATGCTCGGGATCGTCTATTAACAGAGCGTTATCGTCATAAAAAACAGTTTTTGCCTCGTCGAACGAAATTTTATGTTTCTTTTTGTTTATTTCGTTCTTGTTTTCGTCCCATTCAAATTTAAGCAATTCCATAATTATATTATAATTATAAAATCATTATTTGTCAAGTGATTTTTTATGAAAGGAGCTGAGAAAATGAAAATAGAAGTAAGAGCGGACGGACTGCATATCAGCGGCTACGTCAACGTCACGGGAAAGCTTTCACGCCCTGTTGTGACGCCGAGAGGAAAAGTTCTCGAAACTATCGAGGAACGCGCCTTTGACGAAGCTATCCGCAAAAACGGCGATATCACTGTCCAACTCGACCACGACGCAGGTCACGCCTATGCACGCACGTCAGACGGTACGCTGAAACTTCGTGAGGACGCTATCGGACTTCATGCCGACGTGCTCATTACCGACGAGACCGTCATCGAAATGGCACGGAAAGGCAAGATAAGGGGCTGGAGCTTCGGGATGTACAACGTTCAGGACGAGCTTGAATCCAGAGCGGACGGCGAGCTTCCTGTCCGGCACATAAAGAGCCTTATGCTCGACCATATATCCCTTATCAAGGATAAAGTCCCCTGCTATGCCGCAACCTCCGTAGAATATCGTGCGGACGAGGCTGTCGATATCGAACAGCGTGCGCTTGATATTGCACCGGAACTGCATATATCATACGAAAACAAACCCGACTACACCGAATATGAAAGAAGGATCGAAAAATTATGAAAAAACTTATCGAAAAAAGAGCCGCTTTAAAGGCGCAGCTCCAGACAATGCTTGACAAGGCAAAGACCGAGGAAAGAGCATTCAGCGAAGAGGAAACAAAGGAATTTGACCGCATCGAAAACGAGATCAAGTCTCTTGACACAACGATCAAGGCGGAGGAACGGGCGAAGGGTCTTGCCGATTTCCATGCGCCTATGGCTGACAATAACGTCTCGCAGAAGGAGCTTGAAGAAAGAGCCTTTGCGGATTATATTCTCGGCAGAACAGCGGAGATCAGAGCCGGTGAGCAGAATATGACTATGGACAGCAACGGAGCTGTTATTCCGCAGACTATCGCAAACCGCATTATCGACACCGTTGTTGAGCTTTGCCCCATCCTTGCAGGGGCGGAGATGTATCACGTAAAGGGAACGCTGAAAATCCCTAAGTGGACAAAGGCTAACGGTTCTCATGACGTTGCCGTGGGCTATTCTACGGAGTTCAAGACTATTACTGCCGACAGCGGAAAGTTTGATTCTGTCGATCTCGGCGGATTCCTTGCCGGAGCGCTTACTCTTGTTGGCAGAAGCGTTGAAAATAATGCGCAGATAAATGTTGTCGATTTCGTGATAAGAAAAATGTCCGAAAAGATCGCTGAATTCATCGAGGGCGAGCTGCTTAAGGGAACAGGCACAAACGCCGCACAGGGCGCTCTTAACTGCTCAAATACGGTAACTGCGGCATCGGCTACGGCTGTCACCTTTGACGATCTTGTAAAGCTCCAGAGCGCCGTTAAACAGGCATTCCAGAAGAACGCCTGCTGGACAATGAACAGCAATACCTTTACGCTGATAAAGCTCCTCAAAGACGCAAACGGCAGACCTCTTACAGAGCCTGACGCATCGAAGGCATTCCCCTACACCCTTCTTGGAAAGCCGGTATATCTTTCCGATAATATGCCGGAGGCAGCCGCCGGTGCAAAAACCGTTCTTTACGGCGATTACAACGGACTTTCCATTAATTTCCGTGAAGATATCTCCATTCAGGTTCTTCGTGAAAAATATGCAGATCTGCACGCTCTGGGCGTTATTTCATGGTTTGAATTCGACAGCCGCATAACTGACGAACAGAAGCTTGCCGTACTCGTTCAGAAGTCTGCATAACAGGGGCTGAGAACATGAAAATAAGCGAGCTTACAGCGGATATGGTAAAGGACTACTGCGGCATATCCGACAGTGACAGCGACCGTATCATCACAGATGTGCTTATTCCTGCCGCAAAGGCGTATATCATCGGCTATACCGGACTTACGGCGGAGCAGTGCAACGAACATGAGGAGCTTGCGATAGCCTGCATGGTGCTGGTCAATGATATGTTCTCACAAAGGGATTACACGATAAGTATGCACAGACAAGTCTCTCCCACGGTAAAAACCATCCTTGGTATGTATGCCGTAAACTACTTGTGAGGTGATATCATGGCATACAGCAAAAAAATCGAGATACAGTTCCTGACGGAAACAAGAGACGAAATCGGACAGCTGATCGCAGGCTGGGAAACCGTTTTCCGACCGTGGGCGGAGATAAAGTGTACCGGAGGACGTGAGTATTACGCTGCGGCTCAGACCAATTCCGAGAACGATATGACGTTTAAGATACGCTTTTCAAAGAAGGTCGCAGGAAAGCTCACGTCCGAGCTGCGTATCGTCTATAACGGAATCGCTTACAACGTTGTTCACATCGAGGATACGAACGAGCTTCACCGTGAGCTTGTTATCCGTGCGAGACAGCTTAACGGGGAGGTGCGGACATGAGCGATATTATTTCACCGGACGAGCTTGCCGGAATTCTTGCCGAATGCTGTAAAAAGTATACCGATGAGGTTGTGGAAAAGGTCGAAGAGGGCATCGAAAAAATAGCCGAAGAAGCTATGGAGGAAGCAAGGTCACTTTCGCCGGAATTCAAAGGAAAAACTGATACAAAAAAGCATAAAAAGTATAAAAATAGCTGGAAGATGACTGTCAAAAAAACTCGTGGAAAATTCAAAGCCACGGTTCATAACAGAATATATATGCTGACATGGCTTCTTGAAAACGGTCATCTTACCCGGCTTGGAACAGGAAGAAAATATTATGACGAAAACGGAAGAAAATATTCACAGCCGTTTTCACATATCGCCCCTGCCAACAAGCACGCACAGGAAAAAATAAACAAACTTCTGGAGGACTTATAATGACTCTGAAAGAAATAACCGACAGACTTGAAGCTCTTGGCATACCGACGGCATATCTGAAATTCAACAAGCCGCAGGAGCTTCCGTTTCAGGTCTGGTATGAAAAATCGGCGGAAATAAAGGGCGCAGATAATTACAATCTTTACCGTGAATGTCAGATGATCGTCGAGATCTACAGCGCCGCAAGGGACATTCCCCTTGAAAGCAGATTTGAAGCGGCATTCCGGGACGTGGAGCTTGAAAAGCTCTGCGCCTATCTAAAGGATGAAGATATGCACATGACCGCATATTCATTCAATATTATTCAGAAATACGGAGGTTAAATTTATGTCACATACACAGACAAAGGAGCTTGACAGAATACAGCTCGGCTCAATGGATTTTTACGTTATCGAGTTCACGGGAACTATTCCGGAGGACGCCGTTATCGAAACGGAAGCAAACATGATCGGACGTACAAAGAACGGCGGAACGGTCAATTATACCGCCAACTGGTATACTGCCGAATCTGACGACGGCAAGGCAAAAAAGAGCAAACTCACAGGCGAAACAGCTA